CTGACCGAGAGTGATCGCGGAAGCATAAGCGTCTGCGTCTTTGACAACGCCGGCCGTCGTGTAGAGGCCGAGGTTCCACGCCAGAGCGGCAGGGGAACCGGAGTCAAGGTCGTCAGAAGCAAGCTTGATAGACGTAATCACAGCGTTGCTGGGGATCGGAGCGAGCATGATGATGTCACCAGTTTCCGTTCCGTCCGCAGCTACTGCGACGTTGCCCAGAGCCACACGCTTAACGCCATGCAGTTCTTGGGGGTCGTTGGCAACCCGAGGCGAAGCCTCAAAGTTAGCAACGAGGTCAGAGTTTTGAGTAGCCATTATCCATCACTCCTTAGGTCGGATCGCATTCGATGTAGCCAACCTTCTTCTCTTCCATACGGGTCGCCCCGATGCACATGGAGTAGAAGACTTGGGTGGCGTGGTTCTTGTCGGCGCGTTCCGAGATGCGAGCCATCGGGTTGGAGCCGATTGCAAGTTTGATGCCCGACTTGCAGTAGAACAAGACTTTGGCATCGCTGTTGCCGTCAACTCCGATCAACTCGGTGCGGATGAAGTTAAAGCCCATGAAGGTGTTAACTTCGCCCTGAACCAGCGCTTTGACGATGTTGTAGTCACTGGAGGTGACTTCCGTCTCGGCGAGAAGGTTGCGGAGCTGTTTGGCGTTCAGAACGATGAAGCGCGGATCGTCATCGCCGGTTTCATTCGCGTCCAAGATTTCCTTGGCGGCGCGAAGCTTCTCGACGTTCAGGCCCGTGTCTGCCGCCGGCGAAACGCCGACTTGGACATCAACGACGTTGCTGGCGTCGAAGGGCGTAGCCGTCGAGCCGTCAACGCCCGTGTACGCCGTGCCATCAGCAGCGGAGATGATCAGCTCGTCCATCGCACGGCCCATTGCAAAAGCAGCAGCTTGGGCATACGGCGAGGTCGGGTCGATCAGCATACGCACACGATCTTCGTTGTCGATGAGGTCCGCCCAATCGTAATCGATTAGGGAAACCCGACGACGAGCGTGTGGGGTGTCGATTTGCGGGGTGTCGGCATGACGCGACGGACGCTGGCGAGCAGCAGTCGCACCGATTTGCTCAAAGAAAGCGTTTTTGCCGGTAACCGTTTCGGTATCAACAGAAGAGCGCAGGCGCGACCCTTTCTGCTGAGAAAGGTGCATAACGTTGGCACTATACTGTTCAACGAATGCGGTTGTAATTTGAACGGACACTTTGTCCCTCCTATCAAGTTAAGACCGAGATTTGCAACAAACCGCTTGAGTAGGTTGTCGGGAAATCCCGGCCTGACTTGATGCGGACTAAAGTGCTAAGGCGACAATAGTCGTTATCTTAGGCTTTCTTTGACTTCTCTGGGGTCCGGGTCGTCCGCGCAGATGGCGGCCTGATTGTCCGAGCATCCATTATGAAATCTGCCAACATTTTAACCTTTTCGGCAATAATGTCAACATCCTGCCACTCACTTGTTCTTGCATGTCTGGAATAGCATTCAAGAACGCGGAGCCTGATCTCAGAAGCGTCCAACTGTGTATTCACCGATAATGTCCTTCCCATAGAGTTCTTCCATCAAGCCCTGCATTTTCTTGACCATTGCGGGGCGCTCAAGGTTCTCGGCGTCATAGAATGACGGGTCAGACTGGATTTTGGCGATCTCTGCCTTCAATTGAGACGGAGTGCGGGCGCCATCAGCCCCGTTCCCCTCAATCGACACATCACCGGAAATCTTTGACCCGATCTCAGCAAATGTCTTGACCAGAGCGGCATTGTTGCCAAGGCCAGACTCCTCAAGGGTCTTTACGAGTTCATCGCCACCAAACTCACGCACAGCCCGCATGGCGGTGGCAAGCTTCTGGTCGTATGCATTGCCCCACTCTTTGCGAAGATTAGCCTGCGATTCGTTGTACTCGTCTTCTGCCGCACGAACCATATTCTCAAAGTTGCCGGCATTCTGCTGGAAGTACCACTTCTGAAGCTCGTTGGCCTGCTTTGCGGTTAGGCCAGTTTTGTGGGCGACCTCCTTAAACTGCTTCAAGGCCTCTTCGTCCATGGGGAACCCCTCTGGGACTTCGACCGGCTCAAACTCATAACCTTCTGCCGATTCGGGGCGGCCAAGACGGTTGTACACATCCTGCCATTCCTCATCAGATTTCGGCATGGGGATTTTCTCCCTGCCGATCATTTGCTCCGCGTTGATGTAACTTTTGGCTAAACCCTCTAGCGTTTCAAACTTTGCAAGTCGCTCATCGCCGCGAATATCTTCCGACAGCATCTCACGCCAATTTGGCTGGGTTGGCGCTGCGGTCGGCGTCAGCGTTGCCTCTTGCGGCTGTTCCTGCGGTTCCTGAATGTCTTCGTCACTCATTGGTCTCTACCTTCTCCGGTAATTGCATAAAGTCCTCTGGCTTGTAGTGAAGAACAGAAAGGATGCGTAAGGCAGCATTCCTCATGCCTTCGTTAAAAGCCGTCTCATATGGGTCGGCACTTAGCGTGGATGTCAGAAGGAATGAGTTCGCGACAATATCTGCCAGAACTCTATCGCCCTCTGCTGTTCCAAACGCTATTTTGTAGTCCCTAGCCCGTTGCTTGGCTTTTTGGGTCATCCACCTGATTGGAGTTTTTGGAGGACATCAGCGCCTTCATTCGCCGCCGATAAACCCTGCTGAAGCTGCATCATTTCTTGTTGCTGCTGCTTCATCGCCGCGACTTCCTCCTGCGACTTGAATAGACTTGTCGGAACCCCGAACAAATCTCCAAGCCACCGGATCGTGTCCTCTCCGTTAATGACCATCGCAGACTCAGGTTGCATTTGGATGATTGGGCTGCCGATCTCAAATACTCGCAGCAGTCCGTTAGCATCCATTTGTTTCTGCGCCCGTGCGAGCGGAGAAACGTACTCAACGCTGTATTCAGCGCCATTCAAAACCTCAGGCGCCGGCGGGAATTTCCCTGCACGAAGCATAAGGTTAAATACTCGTTCGACCATCGGCCCAAGAAGCTCAGACTGCATCCTACCGAGGACCGGACCCATCAGGCGAAGCTTCTCTTCTGTGCGCTGGAGCACCTCTGTCGCAGTCATCTGCGGACCCTGCTGGAGCTGCAGTTGGTCAATGTAGAATGCAGAGCGAATCCGATTGCGGACATCCTCTAACATCTCGAAGCCAATAGGAATGTTCCCGCCAGTTTGCAGCGGCACAATTGGGTCAGACCCTGCGCGGCGGAAGTTTAGCCCGCCCGGAACCGTTCTGACTGGATTGAGCGCACCGTCATCTGGCACGATGAGTGGCGGGTCAACGATTTTCTGGGCAGCCTTGAGGACGGTCTTTGCCATCTCTTGAAGCATTTTGATATCCGGTAGAGCAGACACGCCCGGCCCTCTGCCGAAAATCTCCCCCGGCACCTTCGACCAGCGAACAGCCACATACGGCATTTCCTCAAAGCCGCCTTCTTCAAGGATGTGTTCGCCTTTTTTGAGAAGATATACGCTCGCAACAGGCATATTCTTGCGGTCAATTCTAGATGGATCGCGGTCCTTTCTAGATTGAACGCAATGGATGACATCAAAAAGTTCATCGTATTTCCCTTCGTTGTAGCACTTCATAACATCCTTGCCGGCATTCTCCTCGCCCCATTTCTGGACGATTTGCCGAGCAGTGTACTCAAACTTACGATAAATTGTGTCAATGAAGCCGTTTTTGTCTTCGGCCAAAAAACACTCTTTTAGGTGCTTGGTGGAAAACATCAGCTCCGAAGTTTCCTCATCTTCGCCGATAAACATTACTGCGGTGCCAAACGCCCCGATGTCCAAATAAAGCTCGTGCATGTGCGAGGCGAAGGAGGCCTTTGGCGCGTTAAGAGCCATGTAAATGCGCCGTTCGACTTCCTCAAGCCACTCCAAAACTGCGGGGTCCGCCATGAATGCAGTGTTATCCAGCGTCAGCTTAAACCACTTTGAGGCTGGGTTGGTGAGCATTCCATGAAGCCCAGACGCCAAAAGCTCGTTGGCGATCACCCCGGTGGAATCAACAACCTTGGTGTTCTTCCGCTCTCCACGAACCGTGGACGTAACAAAATCTGCTCGCTTAGGGAACATTACCTCGGCAATTTCTTGCCAGTGGTATTCCCAGTTGCGACGATCACCCTCTAAAGACTCAAGGCGAGCTAAATATTTTTTGGGTTCCATGATATTTTGTCCGTTACTTGTCAAAATTTTTTAAGCTAATTAAATTTGTAAACTATAAACATGTTGGCAAATATTAGGTTGCTGGACCCAGAACTAACCGCCCTTGCTTCAATGTCTGTTTTTTCTGGTAGAACAATTGGGGCGGGAAAATTTAAAATGTTTCCACCAGTTTGAAGAGTAATTTTTGTCGCTGTTCTAAAAACACCGCCAAAGGCACGTTGAATAATTCTTGCGTTAATGTATTGATTGTTGTTAGGGGTTCCGGTGCCTAAGTCAATTTTTGTCAAATACCCTGTGTACCCTGCTGGCACAGTCCAAAGCGCCATTAATGTTTGATTTTCGCCAAGTGAAATTTTTGCATAAACCGTAGCAGGGACGCCCCCTGACACTACTCCATTTCCCATGTAAATATCGCCTGCGGCAGTGCCGCTGCTTCCAGCGGTTTCTACAAATGCTCTAAATACACGGATAAAAGTTGTGTCTGTTAAAACTTCAGTTTGCCCATTAAGAGAAACAGTTTCTTGCGCTTCGTTATAATTTCCGTCCAAGCCAACCACTGTCATTGTCCTAGCCCCAGTTCCGGCGGCGGCGTCGTTTGCGCTTGTGCTGGAAACTTTTATTTGAATGGCTGATGTTGGATAAGAGTATATTCCACCTTGATCCCAAATGGTTTCTTCAGTGCCGTTAACATCCGAATTAAAGCCAAACTTAAAAATAGATTTTACGCCAGCAACTTCATTATTTGCCACTGCCATTTTATGCAAAAGATCAGAAGTAGGCAGAGGGCTTTCAACCCCCGTTTGTAAAATAGAACTATCTAGCGCGTCATGGCACAGAGCCATTTGACGCACAAAAATTTCGTTGCTATTTCGCTTTTTTACCAAGTCCAGCTTTCCTTAACGCAATAGCCACAGCTTGTGGCCGTTTATAACCCTCCCCGATCAGCGTCTTAATGTTTGCGCTGACAATCTTTTTAGATTGACCCCTTGCTAAGGGCATTACGCATTACCAAGAAGCGACTTACCCGCCTGCTGGGGTTTCTGCGCGGCAACTTTTGCTGGGTCTTTCTTTTTCTTCCCGATCTGATCCATTGCCATCAAAGCTGGAGAAAGGGCTTTTGGCCCTTTATCTGCTACCATAGCGGCAGGCGACATTTTTGTTAAAAAGCCACCCATTACGCCCCCAGCAAGGTTTTCTTCTGGACATCAGCAGCAGTCGCCTCAGCCCCGGTTGCCGCCGTCAAGATAGTCGATTGGCGGCCAGCAGCAGCCAAACGGCGCTTGCGCTCATTCTCACGCGATGCCCGGACATCCTCATCCGACTTGGTCGGAGGCGGCGGAGGCGGAGAAACGACAGGAGCCGCCGGAGCCGGCGACGAGAAAAGACCACCCATTACAAAACCTTTCGCAGTTGTGTTGCTGTGGGATTGTAGCCTAATTTTCTATAAAGTCCAACTGTTCGCTCAGATTTAATCCCGGCACTCACACCTACGCGGATTTCGCTGGCGCCCATGCCTGTGGCCCATGCCTCAAAGGCCTTCTCTAATCTCTTCCCAATTATTCCGCCGCGAGCTGTTGGTTCAACAAATAGGAATAGCTCAGAAGCCGTTAAACCTTTGGAAAAGAATTGCGGATAGATTGCGCCGGCAATAGCGCCCTTTATCCCGCCATCATCGTAGCAGAGACCAACTTGGTTAGTGTCATTAAGGACGGAAAAGAAGCTCTCCATGACGCGATGCGGAGAGAACTTGAAGTTATGGTATGATTCAGCCTCGTGGTGAAACCTCATGCCCATCTCAATAAGGGCGTCGAGGTCGTTTGGGTTCCACGGTCTTACCACGGCAGCCACGCATCAGAGTGACGGTTGTCTGCCTCCGACGAGTACGGATCGAAGACATCATACACCTGTTCAGCCGTTTGTTGAAGACGGCGCATTTCTACTGGGTCTCTAAGGGAAATTGCCAAATACCGGAAACTATCTGCCGGGTGAGAGGTCCAGTCGTGTAGAGGTCTGGCTCGGAAGGTCTGAGACTTCTGGTCGAATTCTGTTCTGTACTGCCTTAGTGCTTCGATCCCTTTTGCACACTTTTTCTCGTCAAACCAGCACCGCGTCAGAAGGGATCGAACGGCGGATATGCCATCCTCGACGGAAAGCTTTGGCACAATATAAACCGGGTTCACCCCCAGCGAACGAAGGACATCCAAACGAGAACGCCCGGTTGAAAGCTCTTTAACCTTAATATCGTGCGGGAGGTGATGCTCCCCATAGGTATACCCCTTTTCTTTAAGAACCTGGGCGTAATGCTGAAGCCCAGCCCCAGACCCTTCGTAATAATCTATCAGGCGAATTTCTTTGCCCGCCAGTTGGTAGAACCAGATCGCCGTCATGTCATCAAGGCCAAGGTCCCAAGTAGTATGGACTGGTAGTTCACTTTCGTAGGGTACGGAGCAGACCTGACCCTCCTTGGTGATCCGTTCCATGATCTTGGAATAATAAGCCCCTTGGATGGCCGCCTCGAAGGAACACTCATACTCCTGAGCATATTCCTCATCCGACATATCATTCTTGGCGGCAAGAAGCTCCCCCTCGCTAATTAGACCAGACTCAGAAGCTTTCAGCAGATAGCCCTTCCACATCCCGGTCTCGTCGTTAGACGCCCGGTTGTATAGGTTGTAGAAAGAGTTTTTGCCCTTAGGCGTTCCAATAAACGCAGCAGAGCCTTCACGGTCAGACAGTGCCGGCCGGATAATCTCCGTCCACATATTCCCCGGCATCTGGGCGTATTCATCTAGAACGCAATGATCTAGGTAAATGCCTCGGGCGGCATCTGGATTGTCAGACCCGTACAAGCTCAAACGGCAGCCATCTAGAAAATCAATATGAAGGTTCCCCTCATTCGGCTTAAACCCCGGCAATTGAGAGGTGTATTCCTTGGCGTAGTCCCACGCCACTGTCCGGGCCTGCTTTAGCAAAGGCGCGATATAAGCCACCCTCGGTCTAGGCTTCCCATCGACCATAGCCTGAATAGCCTTCTGAATAGACTCGTTGATGGCCCAGACTGTCTTCCCGGCGCGTCGATGCCAGACCAGAACCTTAAATCGTGTAGGGTCCGCGTGAAGCTTGAGCTGCAGCGGGCGAGGTTGATACGGGATAATTAACTCAGCCACTATTGATCGCCTCGCTTTAAGCCAAAACTCTGACGTTGAGAGAAGGCCTTGGTGTAAGCCTTCTCTTTCTTTTTCTTTTTCTTGGCTTCTTTCTCAGCTTCCTTCTTCAGGAACTCTCGCCACGTTTCAGCCATCTTCACCCTCAAAGAACATCAAGAGAACATACCTCTCCCCCTTATGACTGTCTACCTTATGCTCATAGTCCGAAGTGTAAGCAATCATCCCCCGGTAATGATGAAGAGGACCCATGTCACGAAAATGAAAACCCCCACCAGTATAAGCATCAGGAGGAGACAA